GGTCCTACAAGTACACCTGACCCTGGGGGCGATGGTGCTAACGGCTGCGGATTTTCGCCCATCTTACTCGGCACAATCAGTGTAAATAGTTTATCAACCGGAGTTACTTCTTTACCGGGAATAGACGCTTTCATTATTAATTTAAATAGTCTGTCAACATCGTTCAGCGATTCAGGTTTCGGTTTTAAATCGTTAATTATCTGTTTGTTAATCGCAGCTGATATATCCGCTAACGGCTTCTTCGTCTTCCAATTCTCATCGTACATGTCCTGACTGCGTGAACGTGCCGCAAATAACGTTTCCCACAATACAAACTGTACAGTTTCACATTCTTTCGCTAATACAAGACTGGAATCCGACTGACATTTTGGTAACTGCTTAAAAAAGTTTGCTAAATGCGGCATCAAACACTGTGCGTTCTCCAAGTTAATACCCAATGCCTTCAAAATCTTATCCTCCTCCGGCAGTAACTTATTCTTCGTATCCGCCGGATTTTTGAAGTACGCCTCACGTCGGCGTTCATCAAGTTCCGTGATAGGCAGGGTGAAACCCTTATTTGCCAAAAAAACAGTTACTGACATCTGCCCTTCCTACTTAGGCATCTGTGGATTTTATAAAGACTGAACGATCTATGTTCTGCTAGGGTTTAAAATGTATGTTCTTTTTCTATGCTTAGAACACGATGACCGAGTCAGACCATCCTACACTAATGAACTCGTTAAGCCCGGCTGGTCCCTTAGGACTTGAGCGCCGTGCGGTCACCTTCAAGAACCAGAAGCGCGTACTATGCAAGCAGGACCAGGTCGTCCTATGGCTACAGGAATTTTATACCATTCCGGGCAACCTAGAGAAGTTACTATCGATTCTACAAGGCAACTCCGAAATCAGCCTACGTCTAGTTGATTATTTCGTGACCAACTACGCTAAGAAGATGAATACGTCTTTTACCAAGGAGAACCGCCATTTTCTTGTATATTTCAACTACAAGCGTGAACTTAATGCCTACTCCAAGCGTCTTTTTGACCCGTTTTGCCGCCGTGAACGTATCCAGTTTGAGGCACGCGGTCAGACCCCCTTTGTCACCACCGTTGGTCAGCTCAACTTCTTCCGTTGGTTCATTGAGAAGGAGATTTACGACTATGTGCTCACAAACCGCGAGTCTATTGAAAAGGATATGAATAATACGCTCAAGGAGCACTATTCCCGCTCTAATAGTACGGTATCCGCGGGAGCGTCTGAATCTCTAACAAATAGTGTGGCATCTGGTGTGTCGGCGGGTGCGGGCTCATCAGCCGGCTCCGATATTTCCGTCGCTACGCCACCGGTGGCAGAGTCGGTCAAGTCGTCCCGTAAAAAGCGCTGCGAGCTCACCACGTCCGCTATGAAGAAGGTGAACATCCA